CACTTACAATAGAAGCAAACGAAGCTGTAGAACTAAACAGTGGAAAAATTAACTACACAAGTATAGATGCAGAAGGAAAGTTCAAAGTTGGAGAATCTTTCTTTGCAGATTTTGAAACAGGAACTACCAGTATAGATGCAAGCACTGTTGATTTTTCTGGATTAAGTGAAATAGTAATACGAAACGGATTTGATACTACATACATCGATGGCACAAGAATTGATACAGGCAATATTAGGATCAGCGGAAATACAATCGATACAATTGACGGAGAATTAATATTATCTCCTGTAACAGAAATTTTTACAACATCCTCAAATGCAGGATTTGTAGTAGCAAACGGAAATGATAACGAACGCACAAATACAGAAGGATCTATTAGATACAACACAGAAACAAATTTGTTTGAAGGATATTCGACAGGTAATCTTAGTTTCGGCGGAGTTTACTCAGATGACAGGAATACAAGTGTCACTGCACACAATACAAATAATAGTTTAATTTTTACGGCAGGGTCTGCAACTACCGGAGTATTAGATAATACTACATTTAGTTTATTAGGTCTATCAGATGGAGATATACTTTTTGATACAAACACAATTGAGACTACACTAAGTAACAGTGATCTTGAACTTGTTCCGGACGGCACTGGATTGATTTCTGCATTTGATTTAGAAATTTTTAGTGAAAATATTTCGAACACTACAAATAATAATCTTGCACTAGCTACTACAGGCGAAGGATATGTTAAATTTGACACAACAACTGGATTAGTTATTCCGTTTGGCGGTAATGCAACACAATCTCCATTTTTTAGCATAGTATCTTATGATCCTAGTGGTCCTGTCATAGTAGAAATAGATGTAAGTCAATATTCTCCGGTAGCAGGCGCATGGGTAAGCGACGGATTTGTTACTAGTAATGGACAATCTAAAACTGTATTAGGCGCAACATATGATGGTGTAGCAGAAACTGTTTCTATAGAAATAAGCTCTTCATTTACTATTGCTCCTTCAGCAAGTGATGTAGTAACTGCAAGAGGATTGATTTGGGACGACGATGCAAGTACTACTTTGTTTGAACCTCAAATAGGAGATTCTAGATATAATACAGACGAACTATACCTAGAGACATGGAATGGTGAATCTTGGCAAAGATCAGCAGGCGAAGGTGAAGAAGTTACCGCAGATGTTCTAAAAGAATTAGTAGATATATACACTCTAGTTCTTGGATAAAAATTAAGCTATCTGACTATATTTCCTACAATTAGATAAATATTATTAATGCAATAGTAGACCAAACTTTGCAGGGTCAAACTGTGGTCAACCAGCAAAGAGCCTAAGGGATGAGAATTTGGTTGGAGGGACAGGATCCCCGTGTTGAGGAGAAGAGATGGCTATTGGTCGAATTAGTGGTCCGCTCTTAAAAGCAAACCTTCTTAGGGAGGGTGTTGATCTTGCTTTTGAGACCGACCTATTATATCTGGATGTAGATCCTGGTCGCATTGGTATAAACACCAACACACCTCAATACGATTTAGATGTAAATGGCACTACTCAAACTCCAACACTTAATGTTTCTAATTTAGCTAGGTTAGGAAACATTAGTATTTCTGGGTCAGGAATTGCAACTAGCGATCCTGTACTTACACTAGGCACAACATCTGGTAACAGTGTTGTATATCAAAATAAGCTTGCAATTGATGACATCGAACTCGAAAACAATCAAATTAGAACGTCAACTTCTAATGCAAATTTAGAATTTAGGCCAAACGGCACAGGCACAGTAGAAATATTTGCAGATACAAATGTCTATGGTAATATTGTTGCAACAGGATCTATCACAGCAGATGGTAATATTACTATAGGAGATGCAGATACTGATAATGTTACATTTAATGCAGAAATTGCAAGTGATATTGTACCAGATGCAACTAGCACTTATTCTTTAGGCAGTGATCCTGGATCGGGTGGTGCTCAGTGGTCAGATGTTTGGACTGATAATTTCTTTGCAGGCACAGTTTCAACATCTAGTATTCAAGTTGCTGGTGTAGATTTAGCTCTAAGACAAGGTAATATTTACTACGTTGCAGAAAACGGCGATGATACATATTCAGGAGATCATCCTAATGATCCTTTTGCATCCTTAGCACAAGCATTAAGTGTTGCAGGTGACGGAGACACTGTTCACATTTATCCGGGAGAATATCAAGAAGTATTTCCATTAACTATTCCTGCAGGTGTAACTGTAAAAGGACATAGTTTACGAGGAGTTAATATTTCTCCTACAGCAGGAACAAATACAAATACAGCATTTTTGTTAAACGGACAATGTACTGTAGAAGATTTGACTATTAAAGATTTTTATGCCCCCGGTTATGCATTTAAATTTGCAAATAATATAACAGTAACAACACGTTCACCTTATATTAGGAATGTGAGTGTTATTACACAAGGTAGCGTTACGAGTGGATCAGATCCAAGAGGATTTAATCAAGGTGATGCTGGCGGCGGAGCATATCTAGACGGTAGTGTTGCAGCAGCAGCTTCAAGAGAAGCAGGATGTTTATTCCACAGCGTAACATTTATTACTCCTGGTGTTGATGCTTTAACAATTACAAATGGTACAAGAGTTGAATGGCTTAATTGTTTTACATATTTTGCAAACAAAGGATTATATGCACTAGACGGAGCAACAGGTCTTAAAGGAACAGGAAAGACAGCAGTACGTGTTGACGGAGCAAGTGGACCGTATCTAGCTGGACAAACATTTTCATATTATGACACTGATGGAATTACAGTTTTAGCAACAGGTACAATTGATAGTGTAGATGCAGACGGAAAATTTTATGTAAATGGCAATTTAACAGGATTAGAAGTAGCGAGTGATAGAGATGGTAAAACTATTCTTAGAAATCAAAATCCTGTTACTGATACAGCGATTAAGAAATTTGGCACAAGCAGTCTTATTTTAGACGGTGCTGAAGATTCTATTAGTGTTGCATCTAACAATGATTTTGGGTTTGGCACAGATGATTTTACTATAGAAGGATTTTTCTACTTTGATAGTGTAACAGGCACAAGAAGCCTAATAGATCTACGTGCAGGCGCCGACACAGATGTTGGTCCCTATCTAAATCTAAACACTGGAAATCCAGAAGTATACATAAACGGCGCAACTGTTTTGTCAAGTGCAACCACATTAACTACATCTACCTGGTATCATATTGCTGTATCAAGAAGCGGCACAACAATGAGATTATTTGTTGACGGAGTACAAAAAGATAGTGCAACTGTAAGCACTGATCTTGGTGTAGCAAAACCACTAGTAGTTGGTGCAAAATGGAGCACAAGTGCAGAATACCTCGATGGTAATGTAGACGAAATTAGAATATCAAAAGGTGTAGCAAGATATACAAGTGCTTTTGGTGCTATAGCTGCTGAGTTTACAAGTGATGCTTCTACGACATTGTTATTACATTTTAACACAGCAGACGATAGTTCAGAAATTATTGTAGATGATACACTTAATAGTCAAGATTTAAGATTTAGTGGCGGAGCGACTGCAACTTATGTTACACTCGCAGACACTTTAGATTTTGGCGGCGAAGTCCGCTCTATTGCAAGTGCAAATGTATACGGTAATTATGGTGCATACGGCGATGGTGCAGGTGTTCTAATGTATTTGATATCGCAAAACTTTGCTTATATTGGAAATGGCAAAGAAGTTGATAACGACCCAACAACTGTTATTCAGTCTCAAGAAGTAACTGAATTAAACAATGCTAAAATTAGGTATAGTTCAGTTGACCATCGCGGTGATTTTAGGGTTGGTGATTTATTTTACGTCAATCAGCAAGACGGCACTGTAGATTTTACAAGTTCCACGTTTAACATAGATACTAGTTCTGGATTGTCTATTACTACTGGCGGCAATACCACAACAATTACAGGCACTGAAATAGATACAGGAAATTTAAGAATTAGTGGCAACACTATTAGTAGTCTATCCGGAGATATTAATTTAAGCAGTGACAGTGGCAATGTAAAAATTACATCTACCGGTAGTTTACAATTACCTTCGGGCGGTGTTGCATCTAGACCATCACCGTCGACAGGAATGATTCGTTATAACACTGACGATAATACGTTTGAAGGGTATGACGGCAATTGGCGAGTTTTAAGCGGAGTTTATGACCTAGACAGAGATACATACATCACGCCCGAATTAACTCCGGGCGCAAATGATGATATTATAAGATTTTACATTAGTAGTGCAGAACGAGCAAGTATAACAAGCACTACATTTGAAACTCCTAGAATAGATGTAGATGACATATTTATTGATGGTAACGTAATAGGAACTACTACAGCAGATACAGATTTACAACTTTCTGCTAACGGTACAGGCTCAGTAGCAATTGACAATATTTCTATAAAAGATAGCACTATTACAAACACACTTGCTGATACACCTTTGTTGTTTCAACAGCAAGGAAGCGGATATTTTAAGATCGAAGGCACAAGTGGATTTGTTGTTCCAGTAGGAGATAACTTACAAAGACCAGCAGCAGCATATAGAGAGACCGGAATGTTGAGATATAATACTGATCAACGTTATCTTGAAATATGGGATGGATTTAGTTGGGTTTCTGTCGCAGGAGCTACAGGATCAATTAGTGTGACAGCAGCAGAAGACTTAGCTTTAGAATATGTATTAACTTTAGGATAAAAAAATGGCAACACAGTTTAAAAATAAAGTGGTAAAAGAAGTAGGATTACTGCCTATACTTGCACTAGAAACTGACGCAGTGACAAGATCTACAATTATAGGATTAAGTTTATCTAACCTAACAGGTGGAATAGTATATGCTAGTGTGCTGGTACATGATGATACAAGTGTAGAAGGTTATTATATGAAAGATATTCCAATTCCTCCTAACTCTAGTTTACGAGCTTTGAGCGCAGGCGAAAAATTAATTCTAGCACCAAGTAATCAGTTGTATCTACAAGCAGACGAAGATAACTCATTAGATGCAGTTATCAGTTATGTAGATATTGTATAAGGAATAAAAATGTCAAATTATATAGGATATACACCAGATTTAATTTTAAATGCATTATCAGACAAATTCTTTTATGGAATGCGTAGGACTGATGAAGGAGAACTATTTTTAACCAAAGTAGATTTATCCAAAAAAGATGCTGCAATTAATATTAACAATCCTGGAGACCCAGAAGAAAACTATCCTAACTTTCAATCAGGACAGAACTTTTATGAAGGTAGAGATATAAATCATGATATTGTTTATGACAATCTCAATAATGAACAATTTTTATGGGAAGATTCTAACATATTTTTTTATGTTAACTCAGAAGGAGAATTAGTTGCAAGATTTAATGAGGCTTACACTTACGATAATACAGTGTCAAGTAATGGATAGATAAATATACTTAATTAGGATTTAACATGGCCAATTTTAACATAGATAGATTAAAATTCCGTTGGAGAGGAGAATGGTCTACCAACGTAGAATATACAAAAGATGATATAGTTTATTACAAGGGTAAGGCATACGTTTGTAAAAAATCCCATACGCCTAGTAACAGTTTTTATCAAGATAGAGATGCTACCGAACTTTCACCTATTATCAATGTTACAGTTTCAAACGATACAATAAACAGTCAAGCACAAGGCATGTTTTACCTAGACGGTGTTGAAAGTCCGGCACTTACTTTATTGCGAGGCAGAACATATACAATAAATCAAGATGCCGATACAAATATTACTTTTAATGATCAATCTCATCCCCTTATAATAAGTTCAATTAAAGATGGACTATTTAATGGTGGCACATATTACACATCAGGAGTAACTTATAGTTTAGATAGTGTTGATGTTTCTCCAGAAAATTATGTTGCAGGATTTGCAGCCGCATCTGTGCGTAGAATTAGTTTTACTGTTCCTTCAAGTAACGAAATTACACAATTTAACAATGTACTGTACGATATACCTTCAAGTGGAAATACTACTATAGGAATATTGTCTACAGCACTATCTGCACTTAGCAATGGACTTACATTACCAGATGCGCCAAATCTTGAACCATTGCTTAATTCGGTCAATGCTAGAACAGCAAATGCATATGGTAACTTAGCAGGGCTAGGTAGTATTGAACAAAATTCCGTAGATGCTGCTACTGCTATTGAGCAATCTGGGGTTGATTATACAGCAGACGAACTGGCTGCTTATAACGACATTGTCAATTACATAAATTCTAATTTAGAAGAATTTGTCAACGAGACAGTAGTTTACAATGATTCTGGAACTCCTGTAATTATGCCGGTAATTTACACATCAGGAGATTCGGTAGAACCTGGAGCAAAATTATTTTATGCTAGCGCAAATAATCCTAAAATGGGAAATTATTTTGATATAGCTTATCAAACACTATGGGAAAAAATGTTTGATGGTAACGAATGGAAAGGTGACTGGACAGCAGCAACTTTTTATTCAGAAGGCGATATTGTTAAATTTAAAGGTTATTTGTACCAATGTAAAACACAACACCAATCATTGGCCGTAGCACCAATTGGTTTGCCAGGAGATGCAGCCAAATGGATTTTATATTCTATAGGCAATAATTGGCTTAATCAGTGGTCTGTTTCAACAAATTATGATTTAGGTGATGTAGTTTTATATGCAGGCACGTTATATATCTGTAATACAAAACATACTAGTACATCTGTATTGGCAGATGGTTTAGAAAACGATCTAAGCAAATGGTCGATTATAAATAGATCACAACTTTGGAGAGGTAATTGGCAACTTTCTACAAGGTATATGATAGACGATGTAGTCAAATATGGTTCAAATGTTTACATATGTAATACACCTCATACTAGTACAGATGAAGCTAGTTTAGGCCTTGAATTAAATATAGCAGCATGGGATATCTTAAATTCTGGTATAGAATACAAAGGTAATTGGACAGGATTATTTAGGTATAAAGTAAATGACATCGTCAAGTACGGAGGTATGCTTTGGAAGGCTAATGCTTACCATACCTCAACTACTAATTTACGAGTAGACGAAGCATATTGGGATGTTTATATTCCGGGAACAGAATATGAACTAGTCTGGGATACTGAAACTGAATATAACAAAGGCGATATTGTAAGATACGGCGGTTATACCTATACAGCATTAACTAATAATCTCGGTAGTCAACCAAGCCAGAATGGTCTATTACAAGATACAGGCGATTGGGAAGTACTTAATAGAAGCTATAGATTCTTACAAGATTGGGACAGCGGTACAACTTACAGACCAGGCGATGCTGTTAGACATGGCGGATACCTTTATGTTTCTCTTGTAGATAATACAAATGTTATTCCAGATACTGACGAAAATACCTGGGAACTAGATGTAGACGGTATAGAATACAAAAGTGATTGGCAAGATAATTTTGATTACAAACTAGGAGACATTGTGATGTGGGCCGGTACTGCATATCAATGTATTGCTAGACATACTTCTACTGCATCTGATAGCAGACCTGACATTGATATCCAACAAGACGATCAAGATTATTGGGTAGTATTGATACAAGGTTCGGGCAATAATGTACTAGCCCAACGAGGTGACATACGTACTCACGATGTTGATGAAATTATAAGACAGCCTATCGGAGATCCTGGCAGAGTTGCAAAAGTTACACCATCAACAGATTTTTCATGGGGAACATATGAAGAAATTTCAAATGTGTTTTACGTTAGCCCGGAAGGAGTTGATAGCGACGATAATGGAAAAAGCTTAGGTGCTCCATTTAGAACTGTAAAATATGCATGTGAATACATTAACAATAATCTAAGCATTAACAAACTTAATTTGTTGAAATATCAAAACAACACGGATAGCTTGTTTACTATGTTATCTACAGCAATACTAAACCATTTCGTCGGTACACTAACTGGAACTGCTCCAACATTAGATGCAGCACTACAAGTAACTAATCCTAGAACAGGCGACGAATACGGAGATTTAGACGACACTGGAAATATTGATACACAGGATAGCGTAAGACAACTTCTTGTTAATTTAGGACAAGGTTCAGCAGGAGCAGAAACTGTTAGAAGATACAATGAATTAATAAATTATCTAGAGTCTCGTGTAGACGATTTTGTCGGAGAAACTGTAAGTGTTAATTTGTATACACCTGGATCTGTTCCTGTAGTATACACAACACATCCTAATAGTACATTGTTTATAAAAACAGGTTTCTATGAAGAACAACTACCTATCAAGATACCAAGAAACTGTGCTCTTGTAGGAGATGAATTAAGAAGTACTACGATTAGTCCTGCCATTGGATACGAAACATCAGACATGTTTTATGTAAACAACGGCAGCGGCATAAGAAATATGACGCTACAAGGTTTAAACGGAACATTAGGAGATCAAAATATTTATTTGACTCGTAGACCAACAGCAGGTGCGTATGTAAGTTTAGATCCGGGCACAGGACCTTCTGATGATACAGTATGGATTTTGAATAAATCACCATATGTACAAAACGTAACAACATTTGGTACTGGGTGTATAGGTATGAAGATTGATGGTGCATTACACGATGATGGTAATGATTCTATTGTTGCTAACGACTTCACACAAGTTCTAGATGACGGTATCGGTTATTGGGCAACCAATGGAGGTAGATCAGAATTAGTGAGTGTGTTTACATACTTCTGTCATATAGGATATCTTGCAGAAAACGGTGGTATATTACGTGCTACAAATGGTAATAACTCTTATGGAGAATTTGGATCTGTTGCAGAGGGAGTAAATTCAGCAGAAACTCCTATAACAGGTGCAATTGATAATAGATCTAATGAGGCAACTGTTGATGAAATTTTTACATACGGCACGGTTGCACAGCAAATACTAGCTTTAGGTTATTCAAATGCTGGACAAAATTATGACAGTGCAAGTGTAACATTTTCGGGAGCTGGCATTGATGCAGCAGGATCATACACCGAAACTAGAAATAATGCTATTAGCGATATTAGAATAGAAGCTCTTGGAGATTCTAGTATACCAGGTGGCTTAAATTATACATTTGTTTCTAATAATGCTCAAGCAGGTGATACAAGCCAAATTACAATAGCGTCATCTGATATTGCAAATGACGTAGACTATATAGGACAAAGAATAGTCATTACAGCAGGTAAAGGTGTAGGACAGTATGCAACCATTACTGCCTACAACAGCACTACAAAAATAGCAATTGTTAGTAAAGAATCTAATGGAGATAATGGATGGGATCACTTCCAGCCAGGGTGGCCTATTGAGGCAACACTGGATGAAACTACTGTTTATAGTATTGAACCTACTGTAACTGTAGAAGAACCTACTTTTAACGCATCAGCTAATGCTAACTTATCTGGTAGCGATATAAATCCATATTATATAGCCTCGGGCGGCGGTTCGTATCTTATAACAGGAATTGATTTAGACGGAACAGGAACAAATTATTATTTGTCTACAGACGGCGGTTCAACATGGACTAACGAACTAAACGGACCTTCTAGTGCAACTGATGTAACTCAAACAGCATGGTCAGGATCGGTATTTGTATCTTTGCCTTTAGGAACCGTTGACATTTATGTGAAGATGCAACCAGATGGGACTTATGCTTTTGACACAACAACTACTTTGAGTGTTCCTTCAAAAGTATTATTCAGTGACGGTAATGGTTATGTTTATCATATAGGTAATACGGCTTCATTAGGGGATTTTGTTGCAAGTGTATCAACAAATAATGGAGATTCGTGGACAAATTCTTCTGCTATTTTAGGAACTTTGGCATCAGAAGAAGAAAACTTTAATTATTTCCAAGCAGGTGCAGCTAGTACATATGGAACAGCAGTTATTTTAGCGTCCGATGGATTAATAGGTTTATCCACTAATTATGGAAGTACTTGGTCTACCTCAACACCTTTATCAGCAGGCACATGGACTGATATAGCATACGGCAACGGAAGATGGATTGCTGTAGGTACAGTTGCCGGCGAAACTACATTTGCAAGAAGTTTTGATGGTGTTACCTGGTACGAAGAAACAGTCACTACTCCAACTCCGTTCACTTGTATTCAATACGGAGAAGGCACATTTATGTCTTTTGGTCAATCTACAACTAATGATGAAAATAGAATCGGATTTAGTGCAGGCGGCGATACATGGAGACTAGTTGATAGCGATAGTACAGCATTTGGTTTCCATAATTTAGGTGATTGGTCAGATGCTGCTTATGGTAGTGACGGATGGATAGCTATTGAGAACCTTACTACTAATTTAAGTCAGATAGATTATGGTGCTACAGCAATACTTCGTGCAAAAGTTACAAACAGCAGAATAGAAAGTGTTTTAGTTTATGATCCAGGAAGTAACTATACTGGGGCGCCTACTGTAACAATATTTGATAATGAAAACACTGTGGACGCATTACTTTCTGTAAATATAAATGACAAAGTTTTAGCACAACCAGAAATGTCCAATAGAGGATCAGGTTATGTGACAGCCACTGCAACTATCACCGGCGACGGTTTCGCTGATACGTTCCAAACAGGATTTTCACTAGTTCTTTCCAATGTAACTAGAATTCCAGGGCCCGGCGATAACTTAGAAATCAATGGCATAGGTGATGTTGTTTATAGAGTTGTAAGAGTAGATGAACAATCAGGCGCTGGTCCTTTTGGATTAACTATTACAATTAGTCCTAGTATAGGTGTTGAAGAATCTCCTTCACATGGTGAAACAATTACTATTAGACAGCAATATAGTCAAGTAAGATTAACAGGACACGATTTCCTAGACATAGGTACAGGAAATGTAAATTCAACTAGATATCCTAATTTATATCTAGAAGGTCAAGACTCTTTGAACGCAGCACAACCATTTAATGAAACTGTAGCTAAAGGTGGTGGTAGAGTATTCTATACTTCAACAGACCAAGATGGTAACTTTAGAGCAGGAGAATTATTTGCTGTTGAACAAGCAACTGGTATTGTGACAATTAATGCCAGTCAATTTGACTTGTCTGGTTTAACAGAATTATCTATTGGTGGTGTGCAAGTAGGAGGTTCTGAAGTTGTAATTAGAGAATTTTCAAAAGATCCTACATTTGTTGCCGATTCCAACAATATTGTTCCTACTCAGGCAGCTATTAAGACTTATCTTGAAAGTAGAATTAGTGGCGGCGGATCAAATGCAAATACAAACAGACTAGTAGCAGGACAGGTTCAAATAGACACAAACAGAATAACAACTACTAGTGGTTTACAAATAAACATGAACCAAAAAACAAATCTTAAAAAAGGTGCAGATGGACATTATCTAGCTTCACTTTATTATGGAGTTGGAGGTTAAAAATAGCATAATGATAAATACATTATATAGCGAGGTTACAAATGGCAGAGTTTAAGTTAGGTAGAATTAGATTTGTATGGAAAGGCAACTGGGCCGCGTCTACAGTTTATTACAAAGATGATATCGTTCGCAACGGCGGAAACGTATATGTTGCTTTATCGGGACATACAAGTTCGGTAGATTTTGCCAATGATCAAAGTACATACTGGAATAAAATGTCAGATGGCCAAGACTGGAAAAGTGATTGGCTAGTTAACACATATTACAAAGAAAATGACGTTGTAAAATACGGCGGATATCTTTATATTGCCAATACGGCACATACAAGTGCTGCAACAACAACACTAGGACTGGAAGACGATCAAGCAAAATGGGATCTCTATGGAGAAGGGTTTGATTGGAAAAGTGATTGGGGCGAAACAACTCGTTATAAAATAAATGACATTGTAAAATACAACGGAATCACTTACATTTGTATCGAAGGGCATACAAGTGCTACTACTTCTTTAGGATTAGAAAACGATCAATCTAAGTGGCAAGTATTTTCAGAAGGATTTGAATGGCTAGGCGACTGGGCAATTGACACACGCTATAGAAAAAACGATATCGTAAAGTATGGTGGTCAACTTTATGTTGCAAATACAGGACATACTTCAGCAGCTACAGAAGCATTGGGTTTAGAAGACGACCAAGCAAGCTGGGATTATTTCCACAAAGGCATTGAATATAAAGGTACATGGGCAACCAGCACAAGATATAAAATAAATGATCTTGTAAAGTGGGGTGGCGGCATATGGATTGCCACTACATATCATACAAGTACAACAAGTTTAGCAGCAGACGAAGCTAACTGGGCACAATTTGTCGAAGGACTAGAGTTTGAAGATAATTGGGACGCTTATCAAAGATATCAACCAGGTGATATTGTAACCTATGGTGGATATTCATATGTAGCAGTTACAAATAACATTGCACTAAAACCGTCAGATAACACAAATGATTGGGATGTATTTAACACAGGTTGGAGATTTATCGGTGACTATGATGATGATAGTACCAACAGAGAATACATAGAAGGCGATGTTGTAAGACTAGGTGGATATACATATCTATGTATAGAAAAACATACCGGACAACGTCCACCTAATACCGATTACTGGGAAAGACTAAACAGCGGCATCGAATGGAAAGGTGCTTGGACTGATGCAACATTCTATGATGCAGGAGATGCAGTACGCTACGGAGATAACAGTTATATTGCTGTACTTGCTCATACATCAGACGAGACTGTCGCCCAAAATAGACCAGATCAAGATGTTGACGGATCAGAATGGAATCTATTGTCAGGTGGTGTAGAAACCAATGTACTTACAACAAGAGGTGACATAGTTTATTATGGCGGCGCAGGTCCAGCTAGATTACCAATAGGCGATAGCGGCCAGGTGTTAAAGGTAAACAATGCAGGAACTGACCCAGAATGGAGTTTCTTAGGTTCAATCAACAACGTTTACTATGTTGAAACAAATAACGGTGTAGACAGTCCTGCGCCTACGTATGGCACAACACTTGATCAACCTTTTAAAACCATCCAATATGCTGCACAGCAAGTAGAAAATGGTGCATTAAGACCAAATGCAAAGTATTTGATAGAAACAAATAATGCATTCATAATGGATGAAACAGTAGAATGGGTAGATGCACAAATTTCAGGAGCAATAGCGCCATTTACAGGTGTATTTACTTACGACAAAGCAGCATGGGAAATATATGCAGGAAGATTAGTGTATGCTCTTGTATATGATATAACACACGGCGGCAATCAAAAAACAAGGGATTTAACCTTGGATATTTTTGACAATGCAGATATTGTAGGTAAAGAAGCAGAATTCAATGCAGCAATGACTTACACTGTAGATTTAATAGATGCAGTATTAAGTAATGTTGCTCCTGCTGCTACATATGGAACATTTAGTCAAGCAACAAATCTAAACTTTACAGAAGAAACAGATGCACAAAGTACAATTGATAGTTTGTTGACAATCTTGACAGACGCGGTTACTGCAGGTGTTGATACAGGTGTTCCAGCAGAAAGAATCCCTAACAACACTATTTTTGTTAAGACAGGGGAATTTGCAGAAGTTTTACCAATTGTAGTACCTCACAATACAGCAGTAGTTGGAGACGAATTACGATCAACTAGAATTGTACCTGCAGACTCTCTAGTAAGTTCATCAGATACTCCATATTCACTAGCAGGTATTTTAAATTTGGAATCAAATCTAAACGCACTGCTATCAGGTGACAATGATGGTCCGGGCTTATCAGATGGTTTAAGTTCATTCTCTGCAGAAAGTGTTGATACATCAGTAACAATAGCTGACTCAACTGTTGCATTAGAAGCAGCAGAGCTTGCTAGACAAATACATGATTATATTGATTTTGGAGTAAACGGCGCATCTGGCGATTCAACAACTCCTACAAAATACGGTAGTAATAATCTTAACACAACTATTGAATACACATATGCTGTGGAAATAATTGAAAAGAATAGACCATATCTTGTAGAAGAAGTTATTGCTTATATTGCAGCAACATATCCTTCATACAGCTACGATGCAGCAAAATGTCGTAGAGATGTTAACAAATATATTGATGCAATCAAGCACGATCTTTTATATTCAAGTAACTATAGATCTTTACGAGCAGCAGAACAATATGTAAACGCAGTAAATGGATCGATTGCAGAAGACATGTTCTACTTACGTAACGGAACAGGCTTACGCAATTGTACTGTTCAAGGACTTACTGGAACACTTGGATCTGACAATGCATTTGGTACTAAACGTCCAAGTGCTGGCGCATTTGTAAGTCTTGATCCGGGTTGGGGTCCAGCACACACTGATGCATGGATTACAAACAAATCTCCTTATGTACAAAACGTTACAACATTCGGTACAGGGTGTATTGGTTGTAAAATTGACGGAGACTTACATGACGGCGGCAACGATTCAATTGTTGCTAACGACTTTACACAAGTGGTATCAGATGGTATTGGTGTATGGTGTACAAACTTAGGTAGAACAGAACTAGTGTCTGTGTTCTCATACTATGCACACATTGGATATCTAGCAGAAAACGGCGGTAAGATTCGTGCTACAAATGGTAACTCATCTTATGGTACATTTGGTACTGTTGCAGAAGGCACCGATTCTACTGAAGTTGCAACAACTGGTCAAGTTACCAACAGAGCATTTGAAGCTATTGTAGATTCAGTGATGACAGATAGTGATGATATACTAATCTTTGAATACTTGAACGCAGGTCAAGATTACACAGCCGGCGGAACAACATTTACAATCACAGGTGAAGGATTTGGAGCAACTGTTAACTCACCTGTAGTAAACAATGGAGCAGTATTTGAAGTCAGAATGACAGACCCGTCAGATGATGTTGGTGGAGCAGATTATATTACAGCAACCAACGCTGCACAAGGGGGAAATTCTACAAGTATTACACTAAGTAACACAGATATTAGAACAAGCGGTCAATACATTGGCATGGCAGTGTATATTACTTCAGGTGTTGGCGTAGGACAGTATGGATACATTGATTCATATAACTCTGGAACAAAAATCGCTACAATTTATAAAATGAGTGACGGAACACCGGGATGGGATCATGTTACTGGACTATCTATAGAAGCAACACTAGATGGAACAACAACATATGTAATTGAGCCAAGAGTAACATTTACAGCACCACCTAGCGGTTTATACTCGGATACTGCAAAAGGTCGTGCATATGTAGAAGACGGTCAGATTGCAAAAGTAACTATTTGGGATCCAGGCACAGGTTATTTAAGTGCTCCAACTCTTACTTTTACAGATCCAAACAACACAGTTGATGCACCAACACAAGTAAGAATTGCTGACGGTGTTCTAGCACAGCCTACATGGACTGATAGAGGTACTGGATTTGTAACAGCATCTGTTGAAGTAAGTGGCGACGGATTTATGGACAGATATCAGCCTGGAGAGTTTGTCCAAGCTGTTAATTTATCAGAAGAGCCAAAAGCTGGCGCAAATATAGAATTTGACCACTTACCAGGACAATACTTTAGATTAGTTGTTGTGAGAGATTTAGCAGGCGGTGGACCATATAGTGCTCAATTACAAATAAGTCCGTCACTATCTATCACTGATGCACCTGAACACAATGAAAATCTTTCGTTTACATTAAGATATAGCCAAGTTCGACTAACTGGACACGACTTCTTAGATATCGGTACTGGAAACTTTGCAAATACAAATTATCCAGGGGTGCCATTAATAGATCCAATACCAGACAATGAAACAGTTGACTCTGGCGGCGGTAGAGTTTTCTACACATCAACTGACCAAGACGGTAACTTTAGAGTAGGCGAATTGTTTAGTGTTGAACAAGCAACAGGTGTTGCTACACTTAACGCTGATGCGTTTAACATAAGCGGCTTGCAAGAGTTGTCGTTAGGTGAACTTGGTTTAGGCGGCACAGGCGCAACAATTACAGAATTTAGTACAGATGGAACATTTACTGCTAACAGTGATAATATAGTGCCTACACAAAAGGCAATAAAAACTTATATTACATCACAAATAGGCGGCGGCGCAGCTACATTGAATGTAAATAGTATTACGGCAGGCCAAATACAAATATCTACTAACACTATACAGCACGTAGGTGAAACACAGATAGATGTAGAACAAAAAATGAACTTTAAGCAAGGAGTGGATGGTCACCCAATCGCTCTAAACTATTTCTTAACACAATGAATGGAGATTAATTAAAATGGCTACAGGAAGATTAGGAGTTGGAGACTTAACTGGTGACGTAGATACAACGTTGTATACATGTCCCACAGATACATTTGCAGTTGCAAGTGTTTCAGTTTGCAACAGAGGAAATTCGCCGACTACTATTAGATTAGCAGTAGCGGCAGCAGATACACCGTTGAATTCGGAATTTATAGAGTATGATATCGAAATCAACCCTAAAGGTGTTCTTGAAAGAACAGGTATTGTTCTTGATGCAGGAAAAAAATTAGTTGTACGGTCTTCAGGAGCAAATGTTTCGGCAGTTGCTTTTGGAATTGAGACGTCAACTGTATAAATACATATAAGATAAGGAAACTAACATGGGTAGATATATTACAACAACAGGTACAGCAGCACCAGTACTACGTGAAGTAAGCACCACATATACTGCCGAGCCTCAAGATAGAATACTTGCAGATTCGTCAAGTGGAACGTTTACAATTACGTTACCAGCCGCAGCCGACGCACTAGTAGGAGATGTGGTACAGATAATTGACGTTACTGGCTCTTTTGCAACAAACAACGTAACTGTTGGTAGAAACGGATCAGATATTAATAACACCGCTCAAGATCTAACACTTGACATTAATGGTGCAATTGTTACACTATTGTATACAGGCGCAACATATGGTTGGGTGATCTCAAGCACTTAATGAGGAAATAATAATGGCATCACTACGCGAACTTTTAGAAGCCAAAAATGAAATAGAGTCAAGCGAAAGTAACTTAGAAACTGGACAAGTCTTCTCTTTCACGCCAGGCACTTCATGCATGAACATGTCCGAACAATTTTTGTTTTGTTGGGAATCTCCAGGTTCGGGTGAAGCAGTTATTGAAGTATGGGGAGCTAGCGGATCAGCAGGTTCAAATTGCTGCTGTTCATTAGGCCTACCAGGAAATCCTGGTGCATACTCTAAAAAAACTATAGACGTTACAGGTGCTAGTTTTGTGTGCGGAAAAATGGGCGGCGCTTGTTGGAATACTACTTGCTGTTACAAAGGACGCAGCGAATGTTCATGTATTTGTTATTCAGGGTCTGCTGAGCAAGGTAATATGATTGCAGAAGGTGGTAGAGGCGGTCCTTCATTCAACTCAAACAATGGAACTGCTATAAGGTGTTGTTACACAAATGCAGGTTATCCATTTACACAATTTCAAGACTATTGTGGTATAGTTTGTAATTGGGTAGACGGAGAAATAGCAACTGCTACAGGCGGAGATGTAAACTGTGACGGTGGTTGGAGTTGTATGATATTTTATCATTGTAATGTTTGTTGTACATGTAGACATGTTGTAAGTTTAAAAACTTCTCCAGGCATATATTCAGACAAAGGTGCAGTAATTAC